ATTTGCAGTAAGTATTCCCTAGTAAGTTTGTTCAATAGGGGAGGAAAACACCATGGCGATTAATACAGACATATTTTTAGGAAGCGGAGCATCTTTGACGATGGTTCCGGAATTGGATTTGAAGGTCATTTTAGATACAACAAGCACTAGCACAAGTTTAGTGGCGGATGCTCTTTGGTCTGACAATGTTAGAATGGTTGAGAATTTATATGTTGGGTGTGTTGTTGATTTATACGACGCTAGCACCTCCACTACCGTAATTCACTCAACTCATGTAATTACTGCTAACGATGCAACTTCTTTTACAATTTCTCCTGCCCATACTTTAACTGTTCAAGACGCTACTGATTTTATCATTGTTAGAGGATATGGCGCACCTGCTCCAACAACCTTAACAGGTTCTATTGCACGATTAAGTGCTGATAATTGGTTGGGTGTTTTGGAATCGGCCACCTTCCCGAACCTTGAGGTTGAAATGAAGCAACTGAACCTTTCTCTTGGAAACAGCAGAAACTTTACTCATCAATACAAGGGTGTTGAAACTGCAAGCGGTGGAAACCTAAATATTGTCGCAAATCACGGCACTTGGCTTTATTATGCTTTAGGTAAATGCACACAGATTAATGCTACATTTACGGGAGGCAACACTTTAGACCCCGCTACTCCACCATATACTGCTCATGCAAACAATGTTCATTATTTGGATATTGGAGAAACTGCAACTGCAAAGGCATTTAGTGCTGATATTACAGGCTTTACCAATACAGGCCCAATTTTCTATCGAACAGCAAAAGATTCTACTTTTATGATTCCACCAGTAGCAAATCAAGATACTGCTGCACATATGGCATTATTGACATTACCATCATACAATGCAAGCGGTGTTCTAACAAACCCAATCAAATATACTTTTGCCGAAGCAAATGGTGAAGAATTGCCTTCGTTTGGTTTGGAACAAAGCATGAGTAAATTAGAAGCAGCCAACGCTTACAGAACAGGAGATTTGACAATAGCCACAGAGTCGCATAACTTTGTGAGAATTGCTAGAGGAAACCGTGTAAATACTTTAACTATGACGGCTAACGAAAATGAAGAAGTTAAAATGACTTTGGATTTAAATTCAAGGGCCGTTCACAAATTAAAGACTAACGAGGCTTATGAAGGTCGTGGCGGTGTTTCCGACAATGCAGATTTATTCAACTTTGGTAGCGGGTCAAACACTTTAGCGGCAACAGGTGAAGAATCCCTTGAACCGTTCTTTTTCTCGTCGGGTTCCTTTTCTATCTTTGGACAGCAATTTTTGAAGATTACCAACATGACTTTAACCATTAACAACAACCTCCAAGATAAGAGATTTATTGGTGTTGGGAATAAATCAGTTAAGTCTGCAATTCCAGCACAAAGGAATTATGAATTGTCTTTTACTGCTATGATTACGGATAACAGGCTCTTTGAAGAACTTCTTGACCAAACTGAAGAAGGGGCTGCTAATTTGATTACGCTTCAATTTGACAAAAATGCCCCAGACGGCACACTCAATGAGCAAATTCTTTTGAAATTCCAAGACTACTATCTAAGCACTGCTAACATCACCATTCCCGATGATAAAGGACCAATTACTATTGAAGGCACAGTTATGCCAAGAAATCTCAACACTTGTGAAGTTAGAACGCATTGGATTTTACAGGGGTGATATTGTGGATAAATACGACAAATATCGTCTTAAAGAAGAAGCGGCTAAAAAGCCCGCTAAAAAGAAAGAAGTTCAAAAGAAGGAACCTAAGAAAACTAGTAAGTTAGCAGAATAATATTCCACCAACACCGTTTGTTTGTTTGTTGGTTAGAAGGTGGAGAATATGTTAAGTGATAAGAAAATTGTATCAGATAAGAGTGCTTTATTTGCACTAACCGAGCCTACGCTACATTATATCCGTGTAGCACCCGAAAGCGATGAATACCTCAAAGTGTGGGTCAAGGAACCCACATGGCTTGAGGTGGATAAAGCCATGAACGCCATGATGAAAATTGATACAAAGCGTCAAGACATGCAATTAGATTTAAACGCCATGTTTAGATTTATGTTTGAAAACTTTGTTGTTAAGACTGAACCTTCTCTTTCTGCGGTTGATATTCTCCGCTTGACTCCCTATGTAGGGAGCCAAATTAAAGACATTCTCCCAAACCCGTTTAACGCGTTAGAGGAGGATGAAGAAAAAAACGAAGATTAAGGAGGGCTTTAAAGGGAGGAAAAGCCTCTCCTAAAGATTACTCCTTAATAATCGTATATACCTTAGCGAAAGCATTGTCAATAAGCCCACTAGAAATATACAAAATGCCAGCATCATTAGTCAAAGATTTGTTATTGGTTCATAAAAATGTTGAAATGATTAAGGCCGAAGAGATAGAAAAAGCAAGTAAAAAGAAGTGATTTTCATGTCGGGCCGAGCGTTTATACAAATGAAAAAACTCAACGAGCAGTTTGAGGAATTCATTAGATTACAAGCCGAGGCCAAGCAGGAAGCAGTCCAAGCGGCAGAAGCAGCAGAAAAGGCCCTAAGAAAGGAAACTGCAACTATCAAAGCCCTCAATCTTACTTACAATAGGAAAGGTAAATTGGTAAGAAACGGAAATGTTCTAGTCAATGAATTCGGCCAAGAAGTGAACAGGGTCGGAGAGGTTGTATCAAACTTCAACAAAAGAACAACTGTTTTAACAAAGGCTATTGAAGATTTAAATACCCAAGGGAAATCTTTTGAGGTTTTTTCAAAGGCTACTCGCAAAGCATATATGGATGCTGGCGGAAATATTTTTGAGTTTTTAGCAGAATCAATTGCAGGAACGAGAGAAGAAATTACTATTTTTGGACAAGAAGGTGCAAAAATTAGAAAATTCATGTATGGTTTCTTACCGCCCGGAACTTTTAGAGCATTAAATAGGGCATCTTCTCTTCTCCAAGCAATTGGTAGTGCAACAAGAAGGGCTTCAAGAAGCACTCAAGACTACAAGGACGACATAGAAAGATTAAAAACTGCACAAAGTAAATTAAATAAAGATACTCAAGAAGAGGAATATAATAATCTACAAAAAACGATTGATAAAATGCGAGAAGATATGAAGCAAGGTGGAGGAAACATTCTCGGCACAACTATAAAAGCATTGGGTAAGATTCCTAGATTAGGTAAATTTACAAGGGCTTTTGGTGAAACTAGAGAACAAACTAGAAATAATGCAGAATCAACCCTAGTAGGTTTGCGTGGATTTTTTGGGCAAGAAATGAGCATTGATGAAGCACGAGCAAGAAAAAGGGAATTAAAATCAAAAATGGCTTCTCGTTATGGTATCGGGGCGCATGCAAGAACACCGGAAGAAGATACAGAGTTAGAGGCACTAAATGAAATATTGAAACCTTTGGGGTCAATAGGAGGCATTATGGATGCTATTGATACTTCTCTTATAGGGTATGGTAAATTCTTTATGTCATTAGAAGAGAACTTTAAGAAGTTTAGAGGATTCATATTCAAGGCTTGGAAAAAGGCATTCCCCGAAGGACTCATTAAAGGTCTTGGAAACTTCATTAAAATGGGTATGAAATTTATATTTACTATTATGATATACATAACAATGTTCTTTGCTCTCGTATATTTCTTTAGAAAACCTATACAGGAAATAGGAAAGAGACTTGGTGAATTTATCAAAAATGATTGGCCTAAATTTAAAGCCGCTTTTAGTAGTAGTTTAACTTTACTCAAAGACAGTATTATAGATATTTACGAAGGCTTTAGAGATGGCGACCTTATGAAAATTTTTGTTGCTATTTGGGGAGTCGCATGGAGTATTCTTGAAATCGCATTTACTTCGTTAAAACTTTTAGGTGCTGTTTTATATGTCGCAGCAAAAGCATTTGTCGCAAGACAATTAGAAAGAGTTATTAATTTCTTTATGGGTGGGTTTGGTTCAGTCAAAGAGGGCCTAAAAACAATAGGTATTGCTTTATTAATTTTAGTCGGAATATTTGCCTTTTGGCCCACTGTTATCGCTACTGCATTTATTGGTGGGTTTTATGCTCTTGGTAAATTCTTGACAAGCAGAATTCCTTTCATGGCAAGCGGCGGTGTTGCTAAAGGTGGATTAACTGTTGTTGGTGAAAGAGGCCCAGAATTGGTTAATTTACCAAGAGGTGCAAGAGTTCACTCAAATGCTGAATCAAGAAGAATGGGTGGCACAGTCAATAACTTCAACATTACAGTCAATGCTAAGGATTCTTCAAAGGCAGAGATGCGAAGAATGGCAGATGAAATCGGCAGAATGATTAATTCAAAAATTAACAGAAGCACATCTTCTAGCACATTGAGGTGATAACATGACATTAGTTGGCGGAGAGTTCGTTTATCTTAAATTGCAACAACATAAAGGCACTAGCACAAGTGTTGATATTATCCCTTTAAAAGTGCAATCAATATCAATAAGTGTAGATAAAGCAATTCCGAATTTACCCGTTCCTCTAAGCGGTTTAGCCACTGGCGAGTCTGCAACAGTTGCCTTAGATTTGGGAATGTCAAACAAAAGAATTTCTTTGACAGGTATTATTTTAGAGACTACTTTAGAAAGAAGCCATACCTCTGGTTCTCTTACATTTACACCTCAAGAAGTTGCTCAACTTATTGCATCGGGTGTTGATTCAACGGGGGCAGCAAGGTATCAAGCAATTAATGAATTAGTGATATTAATTGATTCAAAGGTTAATGAAAGTTATGTGGATAGAGGAAAACAAGCAGACAACCCAAGCAATCCCTCTGCTTCTTCTTTATCAAACGGAACATTAACTGCACAGATTCCTTTTACATTTAGGTCCAGAGGAGCCTCTTTAGAAAAAGATAATAAATTTGTAGCGTTATCGAAGGCCTTTCCGACCTCCGACACCTCCACTGGCCTTGCAGGTTTTATTCAGAGTTTTGGTTTTGAATTAAATGCAGAAACAGTGGAGGTTTCTTTCAATATGGAATTTGTTGTCGCCAATGTTTTACCATGAGGTTTTATTATGTCATATTCTATTTTTACAGGGAAACAAAGGTCTCTTGTTTTTCCGATTATGTGTAATGGTTTTTTAACAATAGATTATACCGATAATGTGGCCTCAACAGGAACAGGCATCACTTACGGTCTTTGGGATTTAGACGACAACTTTACTTTTGAGTGTGTCTTAACTCCTTATGAAATCAACGGTTATGGGACGCATAGCACAGGAGGCGATTTATTTATACCCACCAGTGGGAGCCTTTCAAAGGTGAGCCACAGCGACGGTATTGGCATTGTTTCAAGCAGCAAAAAAATAATGCCCGCCTTAGAAGAATCCATTTACACCGCAGGGACGCAGAATAATCACCAAAGCGAGGTGTATTTACCAAGAGCAAATCGCAAAAATCACGAAATGAGAATTTTTCATAGCACTAATTTCCAAGTAAGTTTAGTAAATGAAACTCTCCATAATGAAAACAACCCTGCGAGATATAAGATTAAGGTAGGGATTAAGTTAGGCTCTGCTTCTATGGAGTATTTTACAAGCGATGTAGTTATTCTGCCGAACGAAGGGAGTCAATATGATTATATCAGCACTAGCAACTTAGAAGGGTTTGATGAAAATGGTAAATTAAAATATAGGCTTAATTCAACTGCTACTGCTGGTTCTTCTGGAGCGACTGTCAATTACGCAATTGGAACCTCCACATTATTTGAGGGTGCTGAGTTATTTGTTAGGCAAGGAATAGAATTTTTATCAATAGGCACTATACAAACTTTTACCAGCAGTGCCATCACTTTGGCGGCTCCGTCTCCCATTACAATAAATAATGGGGATAAAATATACATAAAGCATATTCAAGAACCTAGTTATATCAACAATACTTATCATATTGCCTGTTCTTGGGATAATCAAAATAAAGTTGCTAATTTGTTTTTTAATGGTCGTTTAGTTAAGACTGGGACTCACACACAAACAGATTCCTTCACTATGGCCGCAGAAGATTTTTACATTGGGGCTAACGGTGGAGGAGCAACGGGGGCTAATTCGGCAACTACTAATAATCAATTCATGGGGGAACTCCATGAGTTGAGCATTATGAATATCAATAAAAGAGAGTTTGATGCCGTGAATAACTTAATGCCTAATTTAAATGACACTGTTTTATATTTGCGATTTGAGGAGGTGGATGATTAATGGCACTAAACATAAAAGATGGTAATATCTTCAATGCCCCCACTAACCCATATTTGATTGATATTAGTCCAGTTGATGGAAATAGAATTTATACTGCAATTACAGAACAAGACACCTCTGTTGTAATTAGCGGTTGGGGCGGAACAATTACAGAATACTCAAACTTAAACACCACGAAAGGATTTAGAATTAAATGCTATGATTCATTGACTACGACAGGAATTAGATTTAACCCCACCGCTACAAACTTAACAGATAATGATTATTTTGTTCTATTATATTCAGATACACCATACCAGCACCATTTTGCTAAAATCACAGAAGTTTTGACAGAGGACGAATATGGGGATGCTTTTGAGTTTGAGCCAAAATTAGGAAATGAAATACCAAAGGACACTAAATTTATTATTTTTGAAATGACTAAAAATGATAATGTTATTGCTATATCAATGGGTATGCTTCAAGATAATGATTTAGGCGAATCTTTGAACGACTTTGAAGGAGAATTATGGAGAAGAATGTCTGTAGCAAGGCCACTATTTTATTTCCCGACAATAAATAATAGCCGATATAAAACGGATAAACCTAATGAATTAAACCATAATCATAAATTCTATGCTATAAGGGAAAGCGGGACTGCTAACAGTTATACGCTATCAAATGCAGATAACTGCAAAGTTTTTACAACCATGCAAGACTTTGGTAAGTCTGTTATAGATTACAGCAGGTTCTCCTATAAAATAAAATTGACTGATAAGTTAAGAGACTTAGATGTTGGTCAAGGCACAAGCACCACTTCTAATGAAGGCACAAGTCTAACGGTGGACGATACGAATTATCAACAAAGCCATTTTAACGCAAGAAGAATCGCAGACGATGTTATCTCTACTCCAACATTTACCGGTCCTTTAAGATACTTAAGTTATGATTTTTCTCCTACAAAAGCCAACCTACTTTACAATGTTTATGACCACACAAATACAGAATCTATTGACGGAAAAGGTGGTTTTGCAGAAACATCAGTTATTGATAATGGCAGAATTATGCCAAGAAAGGTAAAAGAGTTTGACTCCTACCGTGTGCGACACACTATTCATACTGGCGACATGAATGATTTCTTTGCATTAAGAGCAACATATGATTCATCTGCCTCTGCTACAGTATTTTCATTCAATACTGAGTATGATTTGGGAACAGTCTTGAACACAGGTGATGAAGTCAAAATTGATGATAATATTTTAATTATAAAAACTATCGGTTCACTATCGGGAACAACGCAAACTCTTACCTTTGAAAACAGCACAAACCCCTATACAAGAACCGAGAACGAAGGGGAATTTACCGCACAATCAATCACCCCCTCAAGTGGTGCAACGCTCCACAGGCGAGCATATAACGCCACAGACGGGACACTTATGCTTGACACCTCACTACTTAATGGTAGGTTTAGCAAAATGTATCTGTCATTCACCTCTTTAAATCACAATGAAAGGTTTGCCACTATTACTGCTTGCGATGCTACAAAAAGAATGATTACTCTCTCTTTTTCTGATGATTCTTATAACACTAATCCTCTAAGTTTTGCTCAAGGGGAATACCGACTACACATTGAAAGATTTAATGGTGAAATTGAAAATATCCAAAGTAAAAAGGAGGATGGGCAAACTATTATGGAAATTCAGGGCAGAGACAGGTTTAACAAATTGCTTTCCCCAGTTGTAAATTTAAACACTTTGTTTAGCGAAGATATTATTTATTCTAGTAATAGCCCATACAACAAAGTCGCCAACATAAAGTCAGGTAGCACATACACTCTTCCTTTGGGGGCAACGACGATTGATAGCAATATTAATGATGGGCTTTTGGCTTCTCCTCTTGATGGTGCTAATTTTGATAATTACCCTGTTGTAGGAACAAAGTTGTTTTCAGTTAATGGTTATATTGGTCAAGTTGAAAGCATTGGGAGGCATATTATCGGAGGACAACCCATTGGGGCACAATTTACAATTACTCCTGCTATGACACAACTTAATTCCGAAGCAATTTATATGGATAAAGAAAAAAATTATATTTTATCAAAAGCCCTTGGTTCCTCTCATTTGGCTACAAACAAACCTTCTTCTCTTACAGGAGCCGCCAATAAGGGATTGATTTTTACATCAGGAAATAAAATTACAATGTCAAGCGGTGTTGAAAGCGATTCTCTAGTTTCAACTAGTGCAAATACAAATTCTGGCGCAATTGGATATGCAATTCATAAACCGTCATCTATTTCAAACGACTTCGCTTTACAATCAAAATTAAAGGATGAACACGGAAGTGCAGGAGAATCAACCTTTGATACTGTAAATACTTTAATTGACTTTGAGGTGGTTTCTACTTCAAAGAAAGACAACATTACAGAAATTGAATTGGCTCCATATATTCCTATTACTTTGGGTAGAAAAACAAATTATTTTACAGATACCAGTGATTTTACATTTACAGAAGTAGGAACAGTAAGTGCTGTTGATAGTGCTACAAATGATACCTTTTTTGACATTGCTAATGCAAACGCCTATACTTTAGAAATAGGAGATGCTTTGTTTGTTGGTGCAAATAAAACATTCGTTGGCTTAGTCTTTGATAAATTAGTTAAGACTACCTCTTCTGCATTAGTTAGAGTTTTCTTAGATAGGACTTTACATAATTTTTCTACAAGCGAAACAATATATAAAATTGATAAACCCGTTAGTGATTTACTGTTAGTTAATGGTTCTCATTTATGGGGAGGAAAAATTTTAGTCCGTCCTCATCCCACAATGCGGGTTAGTGGCGCAGTTCCATTAAATGTAGAAAGCACAACTGTTGCAGGAGATAATACTAGCCGTTTTGGACAACCATACTATAAAACTAGAGAAATTGGTTTCGGTAATTTTACATTAAATAATCCTCTTATTAAAAAATCTAACTCTCGGTTTCCTAGTTTTTATCCTAGAAAGTCTCAATTAAATACTTATGTTAGTGCTTATAGATTTAAACCAAATACGGGCTCATCTAATATAAATAGTGCTAATAAGACAGATACTTCTTATAGGGTCTTACCGCCAGACGAAAGAGGCTATCATAGTCCATTTGGTTCTAATTTAAATAATACAAGAATATTTACTAGTGCTAATGAATCAGTCAATTTCTACTACGGTCTTGGTTTTGGTCTTTTAGAAAAATATGCTAGATATATTCATATAGATGAATCAGCCGCTAGATTATTTTTGTATGTAAATAGTGATATTTTACCTTATAGTAGTTTAAGAGAAGATAGTTTGTTGCATTCAATAGGCGGAAGTATGTCTAAAACCTTAGATAACTATAATTTATTTTTGATTGATAATAAAAATGTAGGCGATTCCGCATTAGAGTCAGGAGAAAGACAATTATTAAAAGATGAAAAATTCCAAACCCTTTCATTTTCTAGCGAAACTGATTTATCTAAACTCAAGAGATTTGGGTTGATGAGGCTTACAGAACTATGTGTAGATTTTCTTTTTAATCCGGTAAATCCTGAAAAAGAAATTCTTAAGAGAGTTCCTGAAAGTCTTGCTAGCGTTTTAAGTTTGACGGGTTCTTCAATTACAGCAATAGCAGAAATTGATAATATTTCTGGAACTACTCTTACTTTAAAAACCTCAGAGACCGTTAATACTGGGACTCTTATTTTTGATGAAAAAGGTCAATTTATTGGAGAAAAGGACGGAACATCAACAGGAACAGCCCACACACTTACTTCTGCTGGAATATTGACCAATAATGGTTCTGCTGCTTCAAATGCTATTGTAATAACTGGATTAACAGGAACAAACTTAAAAGGAAGAAATCAAAAAGATTCTTTTTATCAAATGGATAGATTTAAATTCCACCCACTCAAATGTTGCATTATCCCCCAAGCAAGCAATTATGGCTCAGATACTGGAGATGCTGCTGCAAAAGCAAATGATACGGGTTCGGGGGCGACTCCGCTCTCTATTCCATCAAATACAGAAATTGTTTTGCCTATTGCATTTGAATCTGGAAATTATTCAACACTATCTGCATCAGCAGATACCTTTCCAATAAGACCATTAGGACATTATTTTTCAAATGTTCACGGTAAAGCATATAATGGTTTGATTGGTGTTGCTTTAGATAGATTCAGTATTGAGAATGGTGGACTACATAAAGTAGAAGTGGGAAATACAACGCAAGTTTTGAAGGGCGTTGGAGAAATTACTGTTAATACGGATGAACATATCATTTTACAAAGCGATAAGAGTTTTAAAGGGTTTGATTATCCAAGTGATACTAGTGCTTCATATGGAAGTTCTCGCCCATATAGTGCCGATGGAGCGATGATGGTTTTTAAGCCACGGCTATTTTTACAAACGACCGCTCCAGCAAATTTTACAACAGGAACAATTACCTCTTCTAATGGGAATTTGCACAAAAATGTTATTGATGTAGCAACTAGCGATAAACATAATTGTTTCTTAAAGTTTATTGATTTAACTGGATGCTATCTTGTTCCCGAAGCAGGAACAGATATTGTTGGAACCTCTGTTTCTACTGGAACAAAAGATTTAGCAACGAGTATGCAAGAGGTAAGAGTCTCACAAATAACTCATGTAGTCTCGCATGAGGTCAATAATGGTAATATTAACGAGCATCATTTAATCACAAATGGGGCTTTAGCCGCAGGAGCATATAGAATACTTCAACCTAACGAAACCTGCTTTTATGATTTTATGCCTAAAGAATTACACCTTAATACCTTAAAATCTGAATATACTAAAAAAGCAAATAAAAATGAAGTATATTTAGATGAAAAAGAAAGTTATTTCTATAAGGAAGGAAAGGATAAATCGGGAAACAATTCTTATCAAGATGAGGGAGTTTTATCTATGTTTGTTTCCATTGATTTAGACAAACAATCCGATGATACGGGCATCGTAATTGAAGATAGTGCTGAATTTCTTGATATTTTACCAGAGGGAGAATACTCTTTATACTATACAGATGGTGAGAGTTCAAAGAGAATACAAACGACTTCACAGAAAACAACAGATAACTTACATTCAATAGTATTAAATGAAATATTTGATGCTAAAGGAGTTGTTTCTGTTTCGGAAACTTTTGCGGTTTCATCAAATGAGGAATTAAAAATTGACCCAACAAGAGCCTGTATTGGTTCAACCGTAAGTATTGGTCTTGAAGGTGAAGATTTAATCAATGAATTACTTGAACAAGAAGGAATTGAATTTACAACCACTTCAACAGATACTCCTATGTATTTAGCACCAAACTATCAAGGGGTGGATTTATACTCTGCTATAAGGTATATTCTTGATAGAAAAGACATGAAACTTGTTGAAGAAAATGGTGTATTTAAGATTATTCCCGAAGATGAAGATTCACTAAGAACAAACATCACAATTGATGATAGTGATGAATTTTTTATTACTGACTTTGATAAAGTCTCCACTCTCTTTGACTTCTTTAATGAAATTAATGTTTATGGTAATGCCCACAAAGCGGTTCGTAAAGACCTTCGTTCAATTCAAAAGAGAGGAAGAAAAACCTTAGAAGTTGTAGATAATACCCTACTAACCCAAGAAGAAGTGGATAAGAGGGCTACTAAACTTTTGTTAATACATTCTCGCCTCAACCAAAAATTATCATTCACTTTACATAGCAAGGGTATTGCTCAAGTAAGGGTTGGGGATATTGTGAATGTATCTATTCCTAGAGAAAACATCGAAATGAACGAATACATTGTTTTGGAAATGGAACACCAATTGGCTGGTTTTATCAAACTTCAACTTGGCCGATATAGCAAGGACTTGTCCGATGTGTTCTCTGAGTTGTTAATTTCCAGCAAGCAAACAAAGGCGGCATTGAGAAGCAGCGACCTAAGCGCACAGGAAGTTTCCTTTAATTTCCTTGATACGATAGACACCAAAGAAATTAAATTGTTGGTTAGAAAGAGAAGTGCATCAGGGCCGGTCCTCGGCTTCACCGTCCCGCTTGGATTCAGCACAACCATAGGATTTGGCGGAGGAACGATTACAATTACAGACCTAGTGGAGAAGGATTTAGCATGATAACTGATGAATTGAAAAGTCAAATCGCAACGCACATCAAGGATGCTCTCTTTGATAGTGCAAAAATAGGCCTTGGAGGAAACGCTACAAGCCCAACCGCTACTGATTTAGATGTTCCTTTGAGTGTTGTTCCTACCATTGTTAAAACAAAATCAAGTGTAAATGTGCTTGAGGTCAAAGTATCAGTGGCGGGTAGTGCGATTCAAGGTCAAGTCATTCGTGAAGTTGGTTTATTTAACGGGAGCGATTTAGTATATAGAACCAACTTTCAAGGAGTTGGTCCATTTTCCACAACAGAAACATTAGAACTGTTTATTTTGTTGGAGGTTGAATAATATGGGAAGCGCAAATAATCCAGACACATACGGACAAAGCACAACTGGCACAGCCAATCAAATCGAAGATGGTGTGGATTTTCCACATAGCGGGATTATTAAGGCCCTTTCTGATGGAATGGGACAAAATTATGCTATAGATGGTTTTGATATTTCTAGCACAAGTGCTACGGCTTTAACAGTTGCCGCAGGAAAAATCTTTAGAGACGGGGAATTTGTTTCTGTTTCGGGGGCATCATTAACTCTTTCTTCATCCTATACGAATGGTTATCATCTTCTTGTTGCTCCAAGTGGCGGCACTCCTACGGTTGTTTTGAGAAACCCATCTGCAATTGATAAGGTTCCAGATATTACTTCAGGAGATACAATTATTGCTGTTATTACACATACTGGTGTTAATCCTTGCAGTGTGCAATTTTTAACTGTTCATAAATTAGAAAATTCTTTAAGCGTAGGATATAATAGTGGTGGTTATACCGAATCCGGTAAAATTACAGGAGATGCGGATAGTTTAGACATTACAGCAACCGTTTCAAATGGGCATATTAATCTAATCCCGAACGGGAGCGGGAGAGTAAATATTTCAAGCACTGATAAAAATGATGCGGAATTAGTCATTTCAAAAGATGTTGGTAGTAGTATTGGCAGGACGGGCATTTCCTTAATTTCTCCAAACTCCACAGATGACCAAACAGGAAGAATTACTCTTGAAAGGACAGGTAGTTCTGCTTTTATCGGTATGGATATTGCTAGTGATTCAAGACATGGAATACGATTCTTAACAGGTGATGGTTCCGAAACAGAAAGAATGAGAATAGACGATGATGGTAATATTGGTATTGGCACTTCTTCTCCAAAGAACAAACTTCAAGTTAGCCATACAGGTGCTGACGGAAATAACGGCATTATGATTGTGAGAGAAGATACTTCAACTTCCGACACTGATTTACTAGGAG